TTAGTTTTTTTCTACGTTAACTGCTTGAGGGCCACGGTCTGAATCTTCAACATCAAAAGTCACTGCTTGACCTTCTTCTAAAGTTTTGAAACCATCACCTTGGATAGCTGAGAAGTGTACGAATACGTCGCTTCCATCTTCGCGTGAGATAAACCCAAAACCTTTTTCTGCGTTAAACCATTTTACTGTTCCTTGTTCCATTCTTTTGTTCCTCCTCGTGCATTTGCACATAAATAGTCGTAACTTTGCTCGCTTCCAATAGAATATTTAAAAAAATTTAAAAAGTCTACATAATTCCAAACAAGATTACCCTTTCATTTTACACGTGATAAAATATTTTTGCAAGAATTGTCCTCATTCTGAAGCAAAAAAATTCTCTTCTCTCAAACTAATGTATCCGCTATCACCAACAATAATATGATCCAACAATTGAATCCCCATCATTTCGCCACATTCTTCCATTCGTTTGGTAAATTGGATATCTTGTGGAGACGGTGTCGGATTGCCAGATGGATGATATATTTTAGTGCAAACAAAAAAGCTCTACTTCCCATGATTGAGAAGTAGAGCTTTTATATTTTTTATTAATATCCAGTACCCCAAGTATTGTCTGGGTTGCCGTCGTTTGGACCAACAGGAATGTAAATTCTAGTTCCGTTTGAATCAGAACCACCTAGCCAAACATAGCCATCTGCCACGTGAACGGAATCATATCTAAATTGAGACCCCTTCGGCCATACTCCGTAAATTGGCGCGTACAAACTAGGTGATCCAGTACGCAACACAATGCCTTCATTTACACCAATAGTGAATGTTTTAGCTGGTGCTGGTTTACTGTTTTTCCAAAGCTCCGCAATATCACCATCGTTCGCATAACCTAGTAATTTACCGCTATTTTCAACACGATATAGATTTTTACGGCCATTTAGTTTTTGTGTAATGGTTCCAACTTGTGTCCACAGTGTATCTGCGTTGACATGCTGTGCAATTGGTGCGTCTGGATTTTTATATATAGTAGTGAATCGGATATTTTGTCCTACTTTATATTTGGGTTTATTAGGCTTGCCAGGGTTTACAATAACATCCGAGCCATCTTCTGGCAATCCAGTTTGTAAATCTTGTGCAAACTGTGCCTTACTAATCCCCCAAGATGCCAAATAGCCGTATGGATCTGTGTGATTTCCACCTAAATTGTTTGTCACCCACAAATGAGTTTTTATGCCGTAACCTGTCGGATCGTCTAAATCAAACGTCACATTAATTTGACGTGCTAAATCACGTAATAAGTTAACGTAAGCTGCATAGTCTTTCTTAAACATAGCTTTATTTGAAGTATTGGCTAATTCGACTTGTGCATAAGCATAAGGGTTTGCATCTCCTGCTCCCCAAGCTATACGACCGTTTTCCGCTACCTGAAGCACACGGCCCCCTCCACCTACAACATATTGCGTAAACGCTTCTTGTCGTTGCCAGTTGTTAAGCATGTTATTGGCTTCGTTTTCTACACCAGCGTCCATATTTGCAGTATCGTGCGCAATGATGTATCGGTTAATAGTCATTGGCCAACCTGCGTTAATATTTCCACGGGTTTCGACTTGGTACGCATCCACATTGATTGTAGGCATAAAAAATAGAGCGACTAGCGCTCCAACTAAAATTTTCTTTTTCATTCGTTTACTCCTTGTCTTTTAAATTATATGCTGATACACCTGTTACTACTCCTAAAAAAGTTGCAATGGCATTGATAGTTAAAACAGCCATATCTGTTTGTTGCCAACCATAGGCTTTGCCTAACGTTGCTACTAAAACAGAACTAGCAGGAAGTACAGTGAGTACTCCCCATTTGATGATTTTGTAATACTTGTCTGGTAGTATCATTTTCAAATTCCTCCTAAGTATTTCGTGATTAAGTAAACAGCAACAGAAACCCCAATTCCTGCAATTGTTCGCCACGTCCACTTTTGATTCTCTTTTATTTCCGCAATATCGCCTTCATTGTTTTTGGCCATTGAGAGTGCTATGTCTGCTTTCTCTCTTAATTGTTCGTGATTATCCAACTTTGTCTCAATTCGTGCCAAACGATCGACGATTTCAATTAAAGGCTCATCTTTCAAGTTATCGTCTCCATCCCTTTAACAAAAAACCGCCTAGCTTTTGCTAAACGGTTTTCCTGTCATTTTAGTAAATTCCTCTTCTGTAATACAACTAGGCACAAATTCTGATACTTGTTCAGGCGTGAAAAAGCCCCAGTCATACATCAGTTTAATGTCATCATATGAATACATTATTTTGCACCTCCGATTTGCTCTTTAATCGCATCAATTTCTTTAGTATTTTGAAGCGACGTAAGCATAGTCTTAGAATTGATTTGTGCAAGCGATTCTGCTTTAGCAGTTAGTTTTTCATTTGCTTGTTTTAACTCGCTATTTGAAACTTCTAAGCTATTCGCAAGATTTTCTAATAAGTTTAATTTTTTAGAATAATCTTGCGTGACTGCTTCTTCCCATTTTTGTTCTGAAAAATTAAAGAATTGTGACTGTTCATTGCCCAAACCTCCAAGCGGTTCAATCTCTACAAAAGGTAAAGACGTTGGAAAATTATCCTCCACTTCGTGTTTTTCAAACCCCATTGGATATAATACTTTGTATATTACTTTCATTTGCAATTTCCTCCTTATACTGGCCACACATCTGGTGTTATCCACATTCCTGAAACATAAGAACTTCCATTACCAGATTTCACTTGTATTACACTATTTTGATCAATATAAGCACGGGCATCGGCTGGTTGATTTGCGTTCCTAACAAGCGAAAGTGCTGTTTGTGCAGGATACCCTTGATCACGTTTGTAACCTTTCGGTATAGTAATGATCCAACGTGTTTCAGTTCCTGTAGGCCAATTATCGCACTTAAAGTTAAAGGTTAAAAAAACTATATTTCCAATTCGAGTCAATTTTCCGTTTACATCTGTGATATTTGTTGTATCACTTCTATCAGCCATTGTTATTGCACGCTCAATCATGCCAGCTTGGACAGTTAACCCTTTAAACTGTAAACCATCTTGAAAATTCTTTGTTCCTAAAATTGTTTCATTTCCAGTCGCTTTAACAAGTTTTCCGTCAATTCCATCCAACCCATCAACGTGTGTTTTCATATATTTCGCATTACCATTTTCTTTTAACTGAACGATATCTGCCATTATGCGTCACCTACCTTTTCAAATGTAAAAACTGGTAATGCATCCAGTTTTTCTTTATCCATTTTAGACATTAAACCATCTTTTTCAGCAGTAGCATTGCCAGGAAGTGTTGGAATGATGGTTGTGTCAGGCAACGCTTTTACATCTGAAGCAGTTAAAACAACTTCACCTGTATGACCATTTACAGACGAAACAGTCCCTGCTCCAGTACCACTAATCTTTCCATCTACAAATTCATTCAATCCAACAACGCCAGCTGTACTAGTCTGTACGTCAATAGCTACGCCATCTTTTTTCACTACGTATAAATCAGGCATTTAATTCTTCATCTCCTTTTACTTTTTCAAACTCAACACCAGAACCACCTAGTTTTCCAGCTTCATAATCGGCTAAAATTAGTTTGAATTTTTCATATTCTTCTTGAGAAATCATAATCCCATCGTTAGGTAAATCTAAGTCTGCACGCGTAATAATAACTGCTCCAGTTTTTCCGTTAACAGATAAAACTTTTGCCTGTCCGCTCATTATCTCTGATAAACCAAGGATTGCTGAAAAATGTGTAATAGGAAAAAACTGACGTTTAATACCATTTTCATCAGTTTCCATCATTCTTTTAGCATCAACCATTATTTACACCTTCAATCGTAAAAACATTTTGTTTTGGATCATCAACTGTCGCTATGATTAACGCCCCTTC